CGCGCGGAAAAGGAAACGATATGACTCTTGCGAACCACGAGTACGATAGAACTCGCGAATATGTTTAGTCAACAGTCGCTTATCAGCCAAAACGTCTTTAGGAATGTTGATCATAAACTGTTTGCGGAAATATTCTACAAACGAATCAATAGTTCTGTCGATGTCTTGATTGTCGCGAATCGCACGAGCGGCATTGATTGCTTTTCCGCTCTGCTCCATATACTCGAAGTATGCTTTCATGAAGGCAACGAACTGAGGTCCTTCTTCTCGAATGAATCCAGGTAGCTGAGTTTCAATCTGAGAAGATATTTTCTTTAAAATTTCGTCAGCACCCACGATTGCTTTAGCATCAGTATTTGCGTCTGACGCATCACTGGTGGTAATAGATTCTGTGATACTATCTGTAAATGTAGTCATTAGAAGCTATACAACCTGATTGATGGTGTTTGAATAGTAGCTGTCTGTCCGATAGTTTCGATATTCGAAGCTGTAGCCACAGTTTTATTAGTTTTATCGTCAACGATATCAACACGGGTTTGTGAGATCAGCAAGATCTGATTTCTAACAGGACTGATGTTTGGTGAAATTGGCGAAACGAAAACAGAAACTCCAGATCCGCTGTATGCGGATGGAAGGAACGAACTGATGTTCACTATTCCAGCTTCATAATCAATAGTTCCTGCTGAAAAATTATTATAAACTCTACCAAGAAGCCCAACACCAGAACGATAGTATGTTCTTAGCGTACCAAATCCGTTATCATCAAAAAACGACTCTTGATCCTGATAAGTAAACGACGATGAAGTTATAGATCCATATCCTGGATGGCGCGCAACTCCGCTAATCAGTTCTGGAGTACCTAGTTTCTGAATGCCATTGTTGAAGTTGATTGTATAGTTGCTAGAAATCGCTAGATTAGGAACGAACTGTTTTCTTAAACGAATATTAGCGTTGGTTGTTCTGATAGACTCATCTGTTCCGTCAACATAGTCAAGGAAGCGTGAGTATCTAAAGCTCTTATTGAATGTCGATAGATTCGTAGATTCAAACTGAATAACACGAGCTGCGACTGCACTAGCCAACTCACCAGGAGTCAGCGTTGTCAATGATGGATCGTATCTGACTGTTACTTCTGGAACGATATACAGATATGTTGGATCAACAACTTCAATGTCGATTGACTGAACGTTGTATTTACGAACGGCATTAACGATTTCTTGTTTTCTGTTCTGCGAAAATACAGTTGACGTTTTTGGCTTCGCAGAAACAAACACCTTACCGTAGATAGGCGGATCGTTTTCTTCGCCACCCCAAACAGAAATAGCTTGAATGTCTGGATTTTGTTTCAGAAGGATACGCTCATAATCCTCAGATGTTACTGTGCGATTTTGCGTTTCGTATATGCGTGGGGCGTTGAATCTAACTGACTCAATATCTTCGATAGAAGCACCACCAGAAGATCTTCCGATTGGAACTACAGTGATTCCGCTTTGTCCATTGATAGTCGTGTTAACGAGATTGAATGTGTTCGCGCCATCAGGAGCAGATCCGTTGCATACGCGATATGAAACTGTAATGATAGAGGATGTTGTTGGCTGTTTACCAAGCACATTATCGCCAAATGAAATCTTATATTTTTTCTGACGATCAGCTTCAATAAAGAAAACTTGAGACGAAGAGTTGGTAGTCATCAAGTCGTCAGCAGGAATATACGTTTGAACGTTTCCGCTGGCTGTAACTGAAACAGTGATACTTGTTGTATCTACGTTTTCGTTAGGAAGAACAAATGATTGATTAGCAGTTCTGTTATAAACGAAACGATGTGTAAGTGGTGTTCCCTCTTTGATTTCAACGTATCCAGCAAATCCACCCGCGCTATTGGCTGTAATTGTATATGTTTGTGGTGTTACGAACACATAGCTCGTTCCATTGACAGTCGTAGTGAACTGTGTGTTTTTAGGAACTTGAAGAGAAAGGAACGTAGAGTTGGCTGTGCTTGCAGTGAAGATCAGCTGAACGTTTGCTGTAGAGCTACGAGCAGAGGTTGGCATATAGCCAAGAGACTTGGCATGAGACACAACGCTATCATACAGCTGCGCCGTGTCGATGAATCCCTCGTTCGTAGCCATATTCGTGTAGAATGCGTTCAGATATGTGTTATACGCAAGCACATCGAGCAACGTACCAAGCGCTGAATCGCTGAAGTCATAGTCAGTAAACTCTGGCTTAGATGCGATATAGTCTCGCAGATTCGAACGAATAGAATCGAAGTCTAATCCAGTTACTACAAGATCGGTAGTCGTTGCCATTAGCGGACCTTATTGAGATTGATGTCTAGTGTTAATTGATTCAGAGTCGTAACGTTTCGGAATCTAATCGTAACATATAGCTGATTACTATCGCGATTTTCAGTAACGGTTACAGGTTTCGACTCTCCGCTAATATCAGCTCTAGGCTCAAAATTTTCGATCGCGTTAACAATCAAGTTTTCAAAGTCGCTAGCCGCGATATCATCAAAGTTCTCGAACAGCCTAGAGCGAATATTTCCGCCATAGTTCGGAAGAAACGGACGCTCGTAAGTATTAGTCAGAATCAAATTCTTTAAGGCCTGCTTCACAGCATCATCATCTTTCTTAATCAGCAGCTTTCCCGTCGATGGATGACGACGAAACTGAAGATCAAAATCACGAAACGTGATCTTTTTAAGCGAAGCTGGTAGCGGTCTTTTGTTATTCATTGCTTTCCCTTTTCGTTATTTATTCAGGAAAAAAGTCTTGACAATATAACCAAAGACCATTATAATAAAAACTGTGTTCAGGCGGTCGTAATAGCTGTATTCGCTCTTGCTGCTTCGATAGCTTCATCTTCCTCAATAATAGCCAACGCTTCTAAAACTGGAGTTGTAGGCTTGATTCGCGGATGCTTCTTAACTAGATCCTGATATGAATACTTAGTGAGCTTACTATAGTCAACTTGACTCAATAGCTCTTGAGTTTCCTTTTCGATCTTAGCACTGATTTCCAGTCTTCTCTTTTCCTGCAGCTGAGTTGTGGTGTTACGACCGTATCCACCCGAACCCCAGTTAACTGTATTAGCATTACCATTTAGCTTTTGATTGTAGGAAGTTTTAGCAGCAGAGTCAGCTGTGAGATTTGTTTGCGGCGCGATAGTAGAACGGATTCCCATGAACTGTGACAAAGGCTGCTTGAGTGTCGCCATAGCTGATCCAGCAGCAGCTTCTGCGAACAGATTTTTAAGTTGCACTGGCGGCTTTGGTTTAGGAGGATTAGCTGTTTTCAGCGGCTTCATTGCGTCAAGAACTGGAGTGATACCAGGAATTGGCAGCATCTTTACGATTCCACCAGCCATAACCATATTAGGAACCATGCTCTTAATGTTAAATCCCTTACCCCCAAGCGCACCAGCGATTGCTCCAGCCACCATATTAGATGCTAGTTTGTTTACGTTGATCATCGGGAATGTGCGAGCGATGTATGCAGCTTGAGCCGCAAACGCAGCTGCATTACCTGCAACAGCAGCAAGATTCGCGACTTCGGACTGTAGATTAACAGCTTTAGCGAGCTCTCCTACACCAGGAATACCAGACAAGAAGTTACCTTTAACTGCCGCAAAGATAAGTGACGCTGGTCCTTTAACAGCTGTATCAAGCAACGTTTTCACTGCTACAATTTGATTTACGATATTTGCAGCTCCACCAACATTAAAAGGAAGCTGCTTGGTTACGTTTCCGATAACAGCTTTAACTGCCTGAACTGGTGCATCTAATCCAGGTGGAAGGAAGTTACTAGCTAAACCAGCAACTGCTCCTACAGCTCCACCAGCGAGCGCACCTTTAATTGCGCTTTCAATTTGATTTTTTGATGTGTATTGAGGCCCGCAGAAGGGATCATTAACAGCAGCCAATGCACCATACAGCGCTCCACCAATCGCTCCACCCAATACGCCATCAGCGTCTCCCGTGAGAGCTGCTATTAAACTTGGATCCATTTGATATGTTGGAGGAACAAATCCTAACGGATCACTCAGCATAAGTGAAACGTTGCGCGTATCTACGAGGTCGACGTAGCCGCGTGACAAATCGTCCAACTGATCTACAATAAGATCAAGCCCAGTATACTGAACTTGTTTACCACATAAAACGAATACGTCTCCTGGAACAACATTAGGATAACGCATTCTTAGTCGAGTGTCAATCTGTAATTGATCCATAACGTACCTTAAATTTGAACAATAACCAAAGGCTTAATTGGCTGTTGCGTTTCTTCTTTCTTTTCGTCAGACATATTATTATCTCCTTATGAAGGAATGAATTTACCTTGCGGCGATATAATAAGCCCGCCGCCAGGTGCGG